GCACATAGATCGCCGCGTCGATTGCCGCGTGCAGCGCCGCCAGCTCGTCAGCCCACAGCATATTGAGCGGCCATGTGATGACCGGGCGCTTTGCGATGACGTCCAGATACTCGTCGCCGTTTTTCAAATAGGTTGTGTTCTCACCGGTGCGATCCTCGTAGATCACAGCGTACTGGAGCCGGTCAGCCTGGCGCGAGAAGTCCGTGCCGTTGATGACAAGCGGGAGTCTTGTCTGTGCCATTGTTCCGCCTCCTTACTTGATGGCGCGCTGTCCGCGCCGGTTCGCCTCGGCAAGGTTTGCGTCGTAGGTCGCCCGCGCGATCGTCTGACTGTCGAGCTGGACGGCGAGGTTGATCTGCTGCGAGGAGACCGCCGCGCTTCCGGCCGAGACATAGCCGTCTTTCCCGAACGTGCCGCCGACGTTCCCGCTCGCCGCCTTGACCGACTGACTGAGCCGGATCAGATCTGCGAGCGCCTGCGCTGCCGCCGCGATAGCCTCCGCCAGCTCGACGATCATCGGCGTCAGGTCGCGGATGACGGTCGCCGCCGCCGAGCCGAACTCCTTCCAGTCGACCGTCTGCGCGACTTCGAGGAGCTGCTTCGCCAGCTCAAGCAGAGCCGGAGCCATCTCCGCCGCGATCTGATTCTTCACTGCCTCCATCTCGCGGTCAAAGCGGGCAAACTCATCGTCGACCGCCTGGAGCGCTTTGAGCTGCTCGTCGGTGAGGACGTACCCCATCGCGCGAGCCTCGGCGGCATACTCCGCGATCCCCTTCGATCCGGTAGCGACGAGGCTGTTCAGCTCCATCGCAGAGCGGCCGAAGAGTGTCATCGCGATGTTGTCGCGCTCGGTCTCGTTGTGGATGCGGCTCAGGCCGTCGATGGCCTCCAGAAAGACCTCGTTTGCGTCGCGCAGCGATCCGTCCACGTTGGTCACGCGGATATTGAGCGCCGCGAACGCCGCGTCGACGTCCTCGTTGCCGTCGCGAGCCTTGTCCATGCTCCGCGTCAGCTTGGTGATGCTGCCGGTGATGGTGTCGAGCGAGGTGTCCGTCAGCTCCGCCATGTACTGATATTCCTGGAGCGTGTCGGTCGCGATGTGGAAGTTGGTCGAGAGCGTGCCGATGTTGTCGGCGTAGTCGGTCGCCTGGTTGACCGCGTCCGCCATGAACTCGGTGATCTCCTTGACGGCAATCGCCGCAGCAGCAATAGCCGCAGCAGCAGCCGCGCCGGCGACCGCGAGCGACATGCCGCCGCCGCCCATCGCATCGGAGAGCATCGCCGTCTGCTCCTTCGACAGACCGAGCGACTTGGTCACGCCGTCGATGTCCACGCCGAACGACTTCATCAGGCCGGCAAGGCCGCCGACGGTTTCCGCGTTCTCGCCCTCTGCGTCGGTCAGCTTCTGGATCTCCTCGTTGTTCGCCTTGATCTGGGCCTCGTTGGTGTTGTATGCTGCCGTAGTGTTGTTCAGCTCGATCTGGAGCTTTTGCGCGGCGTCGCTCGAAAGCTGGCCGGCCGCCGCATACTCATCCAGACGCCCGCGCAGGATCTCTATTTTCGACGCCAGCGCCGCCGACGTCTCGCCGAGCTGCCGGTTGGTCGCCGTCAGAGCCTCGACGCTATGTTCGTTTCCGATGAATTCCGAAGTGACGACCTTGGTTTCCGACGCCAGCTCCTTGAGGTTTCCGTTGATCTCCTTGATCTGGCGCTTGAATTCCTTCTCGCCGTCTATGCCGATTTTCGGTCCGATGTCCGTCTTTGCCATGTGTTCACATCCCTTCCATCAGGCTCCAGAACTCCTCGTTATCGCCTCCGGAGCCCTTCGGCGTGAGGCCGTCGCGCATGATGAGATCCACCGCGATCATGTCGTACAGCAAGCCGAGCGGCAGATCCATCGCGCCGGCGACGCCGATCCTGCCGGCGTACCATAGATACCACGCACGCCCGACCTGAAATTTAGGTCGAGCGGCGTGGTTTATACGTTTTTTGGCGGCTCCGCCTCCACGTTGCGCTTGGTGTCCGCAATCAGCGTGTCCATGACTGTTTTCTGGAACGCCGCGACGTCACGCAGTGACAGCAGGTCGAGGATCTCCTCCTCTGCCGGCGGCTGGATCGTCTGCGCACCGTCCGCGCGGAGGCGGCGAGCGGCTGACGCCGTCATCTTCGCCGCCAGCCACGCGAGCGTGCCGAGCCGGTCGCTCAGCTTGTCAGCCTGGAGCTTTTCGAGCATCGCGCCCGTGCTGCCGAATTTGTCGTCAACATCACAGGCGACGTTCGCCGAATAGGTGAGCGGGTAGCTTTTCCCGCCGAGCGTGATCTCGTTCATACTGCCCCTCCCCGATCAGGTGCCCGACTTGGTGACGGTCACAATGTACTGCCGCTGCGAGCCGCCGCTGTTGGTGACGGTGATCACGACGGTGTTGGTGCCGGTCTCCCAGGTCGCATCGTCGCCGTTGTCGATGGCCTCGCCGTTGACCGTGATGGCCAGCTCGTCGCCAGCGTTAGTCAGCGTCGCCGTGACCGCGTCCTTCGCGTTGGTGGTCGTGGTCGTGTAAGCCGTCGTACCGGACGCAAAGGTCGGATCAAGCGTCAGAGAGCCGATAGCGAGTGCAGACAGGCTCGGCGTGATGCTCGCCTCGGTGATGTTGAGATACGCGCGGACAGCCGCGTCGGCCTCCGCTTCGGTGTCGAGCGGCGTCGTGATGCGCTTCCAGTCGCCGTCGGTGTCATCGGACAGAAAGATCTGGCCGGTGAGCTGCGGCGTCTGCCACTCGATGGTCTCGCCCTGCGTCGTGATCGCCGTGTTCGGGTTCGAGAACTTGACCTTGTTGAGCAGGATGCCGATATACTTGATCTGGCCGTTGACCTTCTTCTTTGCAATCGCGCCGAAGCCGAGATACGGCACCTGCTGGTTGTTGTTGTGGACAAGCCACGCCGCGCCGGGAGTCGAGACGCCGGACGCGCTGATAGTCTCCTTGGCAACGCCGAGCGCCGCGATGTACGCCGTCGGTCTCAGATCGTCGACCGTGATGCTGACAGTGCCGCCGGCAAACTGGTCGTCGCTCTCGCGCGGGCCGTTGTCAGCGCGGAGGATGTTGTCGTTGCCGCTGTTGAGGTCAATCGACAGCTCAGTCGCGCCGCCGAGCAGGCAGCCGCCGGCATAGCTGACCGTACTGCCCGCGTTGGTGTAGCGGGCGATATAAGGCCGGGAAAGTCCGATAGTAGCCATTTTTCATTTCTCCTTTTTCATAAACTTGGAAAGATACTCGTTGACAGCCTTGTCCATCATGAACTCAGCCAGCTTGGTGACGCGCTTCACCGTGGGCCGCACAAACGGCTTTTTTTGGATATGGCTTGTTCCGCTTTCGATCGCGCGGGCTTTGAGCATGTTCGGCGTGCCGTCACGGTCATAACCGGCAAAGTCGACTTTTGTGTAGGTCATGCCGTCTCTGGTCTGCATCGACTCCAGTTTGACGCTATCTCGCAGGTCGCCGGTGTCTACCGGCGTCTCCTTCTTGATTTCATCGCAAACCATGCCCGCGGCGTCGTAAATGCTGTACTTGCACATGTTCTCGACCATCTTCGGATTCGCCAGAGCGTTGATTTGATTCTGATAGGCCGCCAGACCTTTAAACTCGATGGTCGCCATGTCAGTCACCCGTCTCGAATACCCATTCGTAGTGAATGAATCCGGTGTCCTCCTCGAACTGGATGCTGTTAAGCGACCACGCCGCGCCAGACGCATCAAGAGCCGCCTCGATAACAGCCTTCGGCGCTCCGGTGTCGTTTCGCGTGAAATAGTCTACCGTGCCAACGATGGCCTTCTCAGCGTGCTTGTCATTGGCTTCGAGGTCGTTCGCGCCGTCTTCGGCGTATACGCCATAGTCGCCCGTCTGAGCCTTGCTCCATCCGTAATGTGCGAACTCGTAGCCGGTAGCCGTCAAAGCCGTAACAATCTCGCTAAGCATCGACAGTCGCCTCCTCTACGGTCAGCTCAATAGTCTGCTGCGGTGTGATATAGGTGCGCACGATGCGGTAGCGGACATCGTGATAAGTGCAGATTTTCTCACCCTGATACTCCGCATAATCCGCCAGCACGAACACCATCGTCGGCCGGAGCGACTGCTCAAGCGCCCGATAAAATTCATTGAACCCAACCGAACGCACCGAGCATAGCACATCGCGCGTCTCTTCTGTCGGCGTGTCAAAGATGCCGTGAGCAGTTGGCGTTTCGCTGATGAGCGTCAGCACGTCTTGCCGCATCATGTCACGCCACCCCAATTCGTGTAACCGGTCGCGGTCGCGAGCTGAGCCTTCTGCTCATCATACGACGCCTTCATCCGCGAATACTCGCCATCTGTCAGCGTCAGGAAATGGATTTTGCAGTAGGTGATAATCGCCCTCTCGCAGATCTCGTCCAGCGTTTCCGGGAGCACCACGCCGCCGATTCCGAGGTCGAGCTTAGCTGACGCGATCAGCGTGGTCAGGTCTTCGTTATAGGCGTCCA